GTCGAAACAGATACCGGTTGGGAAGATATATCCTCTAGCAATAAGACAGTTGAATATGAACTTTATGAACTGACTACAGAGTCCGGCAGAATTTTAAAGTGTGCTGATACTCATATTCTATTTGATAGAAATATGGATGAGATATACGCCAAGGATACATTTGGTATATTGGTTCAAACCAGAACTGGTCTCGATAAGGTAGTTTCAGTTGTCGCGACAGGTATATATGAAAATATGTATGATCTCTCAGTTAACTCATCTAATCATAGATATTATACTGATGAATTCTTGAGCCATAATACGACTGTTATGGCTGCATTCTTTTGTTACTATATACTATTCAATTCAAGTAAGACTTGTGCCATTCTAGCCAACAAAGCATCTTTAGCCAGAGAGATTCTATCTAGAGTAAAACTAGCATATGAACATATACCGAGATTTTTGCAGCAGGGTATTTCAGAGTGGAATAAATCAAGCATAGAATTAGAAAATGGTAGTAGGATTATTGCTTCTGCTACTTCTGGTAGTGCTATTCGTGGGCAGAGTATAAACCTACTTTTTTTGGATGAATTCTCCCATATACCAAGCGGAATAGCAGATGATTTTTTTGCTTCTGTATATCCGACTATTTCATCTGGTAAAACTTCTAAGATAGCAATAATTAGTACACCGAATGGTTTAAATAGTTTCTATCGTATGTGGACAGAAGCCCAGGATAATAGTAACGGGTTTATACCTATCTTTGCCCCATGGAATTCAATCCCGTCCAGAACACAAGAATGGGCTGATGAACAGAAACATGTATTAGGTGAAGTTAAGTTCTCACAGGAAATGTCGTGTGACTTTGTTGGTTCCTCTAACACACTCATATCTGGCGCTAAACTTAAGTCTATACCGATTACGCGCCCAATTCTTTCTAATAGCACTACATCAGTCTATTCTAAGCCAGTACCGGGAAATAGCTATGTGACATTAGTTGATACATCAAGAGGTACTGGTGGAGATTATTCTGCTTTTATAATCATAGATGTTACTACTCTACCATATAAAGTAGTCCTTAAATACAGAAATAATACCATTTCTAGTATGTTATATCCGGGCGTTATTCATAAACTCGCGATAGAATATAATAATGCCACTGCATTTATTGAGACCAATGATATCGGTGAAGCAGTAGCCAATGCTCTATATTATGATCTAGAGTATGAGAATATTGTTTTCTCTAATAATGGAATCATTGTAATATGGGGCGGTAAAACCTCACTACCTGGAGTTAGAACCACCACAAAGACAAAACGTATTGGCTGCGACAATATTAAGCAACTAATCGAGAAGGATATGTTGATTATTAATGATGCCGAAATTCTCATAGAGTTAAGTAATTTTGTGATGAAGGGGAACTCCTATGCCGCAGATGTCGGACATGATGACCTCGCTATGTGTCTGGTTATGTTTGGATATATGTCATCGACAGTTAAATTCGAAGAACTTACTGATATATCAGTAAGAGCTAGAATTATTGAGGAGCGTCAAGCCGAAGAAGACGCGTCTGCTCTTCCAATTGGATTTTTCTCTAATGGACTAGAAGAAGAAATTGATGTGTTTAACTTTTAACTAAAATCTGGATTGTATAAATAATATAGAAATCCAAATATATTTTCATAGACACGTGTCTATGAAAAACTTGTATTAATAAAGGAAAAAGAATGTTTTCATTATCACCCTCTGTTACCGTACGCGAAGTAGATTTAACTTCAGTTGTGCCGGCTGTTTCCACATCGGTCGGGGGCGCTGTAATTGATGCTGCCTGGGGTCCCGTTATGGATACCTCAACTATTGACTCAGAGACCACTTTGATTCAACAATATGGCAAGCCAAATGATTTTAACGCGGGCTCATGGATGGTCCCCGCTAACTTTCTTTCCTATAGCAATAACTGCCTAGTAGTTCGTACAGATACTACGAATCAACGCAATTCAGTTTCTGTTTTATCATTCAGTCTATTATCGGTAGCACCTGGGTTGCCAGGCACTGGCTATACAAACACTGGCATTAATGCCGTTTCTGTTACCGTAGCGCCTCCTGTTGAAGGTGTGCGCGCACAAGTTCAGGCAGTTGTTACTGGTGGTGGAATCTCTGGTTTTACTATTATCAATCCAGGTTCTGGTTATACCGTCGCTCCAGTGGTTACCATTAACCACGGCTCAGGCGTTGGTGCTACTGTTGGCACAGTCGAGACTGTACTCGGCGGCATTAAAATTAACAATGAAGGCGATTACACTAATCTATATTCTAATGGCGAAGCCAGTGTAGGTGAATTTGCTGGTAAGTATCCTGGTGCATTAGGTAACAGCCTTGCTGTATCGGTGTGTGATGGTGCCAAGGCCGGCCGTGTAACCAATATCGCGGTCCTAACTGCTGGTGCTGCCTATACTTCGGTTCCTACTATTACAATTTCAGCACCTCCAGCCGCAGGAACCCAGGCGACAGCGGTTGCAGTCCTTTCGGGTGGTTCAACCGGTACCCTAACAGGTGTTCTAATTACTAATGGCGGCGGTGGTTATCTTGTGGCACCAACAGTTGCATTGGTTGGCGGCGGTGCAGCGACCCCAGCAACACTAGGAACAGTTTCAATCCAATTGGTTTCTCCATTCTCAGTATGGGAATATAATGCATTTTTTGATTCCGCACCAAATACCTCATCATTTGCTGTAGCCAATCAATCGACCAATGATGAACTACATTTAGTTGTTATTGATACCAACGGTCGTTGGTCTGGTGTTGCCGGAACAGTTCTAGAAACCTATGCATTCCTTTCAAAGGCGTCTGATGGTAAAAAAGAAGATGGATCAAATGCTTATTACAAAAATGTTTTAAACACCCAGTCGAAATATATCTGGTGGATGGATCATCCGGTTGGTTCTACCAATTGGGGTGTTCAAGCTAATTCCGTTGGTTATGTGACATTAGGTTCTTTTACGCGTACATTAGCTGGTGGTGTCGATCACTTCACATCTACAGACGGTCAAAAGATTCGTGCATTCGATCTATTCGGCAATGCAGAGACCTTAGATGTTAATCTTCTGATGTGTGGTCGCGCCAGTTCAACAGTGGCTAATTATGTCGTGCAAAATATTGCTGAAGCCCGTAAGGATTGCGTAGCATTTATTTCTCCACTTGATCTTTCTGGAAATATCCTCATCGGTAATACACCAGATATTGCAGAAAAACTTATTGCTTTCCGTAATACACTACCATCTAGTTCATATATGGTTATCGATACCGGATACAAATATCAATATGACAAGTACAATGACAAGTACCGTTGGGTGCCATTGAATGGTGATATTGCTGGTCTATGTGCTCGTACAGATGAAACCAACGATCCTTGGTTCTCTCCTGCTGGTCTAAATCGTGGTGGCATTAAGAATGTAGTTAAGCTTGCTTATTCACCAGTTAAAACCGATCGTGATAATCTATATAAGGTCGGTATTAATCCAGTGGTTTCATTCCCGGGTCAGGGTGTTGTGCTTTACGGCGACAAAACCGGTCTAAGCAAGCCAAGCGCATTTGATCGTATTAATGTGCGCCGCTTGTTCATTACCCTTGAAAAGGCAATTGCGACTGCCGCTAAGTTCCAACTCTTTGAGTTCAATGATGCTATTACGCGGGCTAACTTTGTCTCTACAATTACGCCATTCCTACGGGATGTGCAGGGACGCCGTGGTATCTATGATTTCCGCGTGGTCTGTGATGAAACGAATAATACTCCTAATGTAATCGATACTAACCGATTTATTGCTAGTATTTTCATCAAGCCAGCCCGCAGTATCAACAATATCGAGCTTAATTTCGTGGCGGTTCGTACTGGCGTCAGCTTCGAGGAAGTTGCTGGTTCAGTATAATTTATTTTTTATCTATCAAAAGATGATATAATGGATAGAGACTGTTTTTGGTCTCTTTCCATAATACCATGATTATTCAAGAAAAAATAACAGTCAAGATAGCGGCTGCTACAGTAAAGCACTTTAGGACACATGGCTATGTGTGTGCAGTCGGCTCTCAACTAGAAGTCGATGTTAAACATCTACACCAAAACTCAAATCAGTATATACAATGCACCTGTGACCAATGCAGCCTGTCATTTTTACAGAGATTTAGTAGGAATACCGATACATGCTCTGTTTGTAGAGTAAAGACACATGAGGGGAAATGTCAATGGTTCTTTTAATATAAAGCATATAGCCCCCAAAAAAGAAGTTCTTCTGTCTCATATTGAGTCTGGGATGACCGATAGAGACATAGAGACCATATATAAGATAACAAACCCAACCTTACAAAGATGGTATAGATCTTATTCTATAAAAAAAATATCAAGACGTGGCAACAGATTCTTCGCAACGGATGAAGCAGAAGCGTCTGCTATAAGCAAGTTGACCGTATACAAAGATTCAAAATTGTCTTTTAGAGAAATTGCATCAAAGTCCGGGATTCCATCACACATCATAACCAAATTGGTGCGAGAGAATAAAATAGAATTAAAAACAACAAATGATTATTGTAGAGAGGCCAAACTTTCAATTCTTCATAATGTTGATTTTTTTATTAAAGAGAATGAAACGAAAACCCTGAAGGATATCTCGTCTGAGTATTGCATATCTCTAGAACATCTTAAAGCCGCCTTTGTTAGTAATGGGATGAGGGTTAAGTTACACTCTTATAACAAATCTAGAGGTGAGTTAGAGTGTAGGTCTCTGATAGAATCATATGGATTCCAGTGCAATTCTCATATGTTTGAGAAAAAATTTGAGATCGATTGTCACGTTGCTAGTTTAAATTTTGGATTAGAATACTGCGGCGAATATTGGCATCAATACGATCCTATAAAGAAGAATAAAAATAAACATAAAGATAAGTATTTGTTCTTCAAAAGTCGAGGAATAAAACTAATGACTATTTTTGAAGCAGAATGGAAAAATAAAAGAGAAATAGTCAGGTCGATGTTGGAATCAAGACTTGGGGTTAGTTCAAAACTTTATGCTAGGAAGTGTAACGTAGAAATTATTACTAACACTGAGGCAAAGCTATTTCACAATAAAAACCACATCTCGGGTTATGTAAATAGTTCTATTAATGTGGGTCTATTCTCTGATGGTAATCTGGTTTCTGTCTTATCGATTTTAAAATCTAGATTTGACAAATTATTTCAATATGAAATCAGTAGATACTCTACCCAACTTGGCTGCACAGTCGTTGGGGGTTTAAGTAAAATGTTTAAATTTTTTATACGAGAATACGACCCAGAATCTTGTATGACATATTCTGACTTAAGATTTGGCGAAGGGTTATGTTATGAGAAAATTGGGTTCTCCTATTCTACAACAACACCACCAAATTATTTCTATACAAAGCGCGGCAGTTTGGTCTATGAGAATAGAATGAAGTTTATGAAATCGAAATTAATAAACATGCCAGGGTATTCAAAAGAAAAGACTGAGTTTGACATCATGCAAGAAAATAATTATTTAAGAATTTATGACTGTGGGAATAATAAATATGTCTGGACTAAGTGATGACATTTTTTCGTGATTCTTATTGGGATTGCGGTAATTCAGTCTATCTTTTCTCAAATAACTAATGTTATAAATAACTTAAACAATATTTTACTCACTTTGGTAAATTAAAGGATTCAAATGGCAAATATTTCCAGCTTCAAAGCTAACATGTTAGCAGGCGGCGCCCGGTCTAACCAATTTCAATGTATTATTACATTCCCTGCTGCCGTAACCGGCGGTGCCCTCGCTTCTAATAAAGTTTCATTCATGGCTAAATCGGCGTCTATCCCAGATAGCACGGTAGCCGATATCGAAGTGATGTATCGTGGACGCGCTGTTCACTTCGCGGGTGAGCGTACATTCCAACCATGGAATATTTCTGTGTACAATGATAATGACTTTGCACTCCGTAACGCATTTGAGTCATGGATCAATATCATCTCTAATCCAGATTCTACCAACGGCCTAATGTCTCCGTTAGATTATCAGGTGGATATGGAAGTTCACCAACTTGATCGTTCCGATAATGTGGTTAAAAAATACAAGTTCGTTGATGCATACCCAACCAATGTTGGAGAAATTCAACTAAGCTGGGATGCCAATAGCCAACTACAGGAATATCCTGTATCTTTCAGCTACAACTACCACACTACAAATTTCTAATAAATAATAGTTTACTGACTTATTATTATGTCATCATTTTCAGATCTGTTTGGTTTTAGCTTTAAGGGAAATGAGGGGAAACAAATCCCCTCAGTAGTTTCCCCGACGAAGAATGATGGGGCATTGGTTGTCGATAATGGCGCAGTAACCGGAGGCTGGACTGGAACTGCCTACGATATCGATGGTGTTGTAAAGACAGAGAATGAGCAGATTAGACGGTATAGAGATATTGCAGGTCAACCAGAAGTTGATTCTGCAATATCTGATATTGTTAATGAGTGTATAGTAACTGATCAGGATGATTATCCGGTTAAACTATTTTTAGATAATCTAAAAGTAAGTGAATCACTAAAAAAGAAATTCAATGATTGTTTCGTTGAAATTCTAAACAAGCTTGACTTCAATTTAGAAGGCCATGATATTTTTAGGCAGTGGTACGTAGACGGGCGTATCTACTTTCATATTCTTTTTATTAACAATGATATTAAGAATGGTATTGCCGAGATTCGATTGATTGATCCACTAAAGATCAAGAAGATCAAAAATATTAAGCGCGCAAAGAACAGTCGCGGCATCGATATTGTTGATTCAATTGAAGAATACTATATCTACAATGATAAGGGTGTTACAGAAAATAACATTCAGGGTGTCAAGTTAACTGCTGACTCTGTGGTTATGGTACACTCGGGTTCTATAGATGCTATTAGCGGTAGTGTAATTGGATACCTCCAGAAGGTTATTAAGCCAGCTAACCAACTTCGAATGATCGAAGACGCAGTGGTTATCTATACAATGACACGGGCACCAGATAGACGCGTGTTCTATATTGATGTAGGTAATCTCCCTAAGGTTAAAGCTGAGCAATATGTCACAGACATTATGAATAAGTTTAAAAACAAACTTATCTATAATGCCGCAACAGGTGAGATAGCAGACTCAAAAAGAAATTTAAGTGTTACCGAAGATTTTTGGCTTGCGCGTAGGGATTCTAAGTCCACTGAGATTACTACCTTACAGGGCAGTCAATCTCTAATTCAGTCAGACTTTATTGATTACTTTCAGAATAAGTTATATCAATCACTCAATGTCCCGATCGGTCGCATGAAGCCAGAAACCGGCTTTACATTAGGGCGATCATCCGAAGTTACAAGAGATGAACTAAAGTTTAGTAAGTTTGTTGGAAGACTAAGAATTCGATTCTCTGGACTTTTCAGTGATCTAATGAAAATTCAACTCGTATCAAAAGGCCTAATCCGACTCGATGAGTGGGATGATATAAGAGCCAAGATACGATTTGACTTTATTAAGGATAATCACTTTACCGAGTTAAAGAATGCAGAAATCATTACCAATAGAATGACCACGCTTCAAATGGTGGATCCATTCCTAGGTAAATATGTATCAAAGAAGTGGGTACAGAAAAATGTCCTAATGCTCGATGACGAAGAAATTGTCGAGATGGAAAACCAAATTAAAGAAGACGGGCCTATTCCAGGCACAGAAGAAATGCCGGCTATTGAACCGCCAGCGGGCGATGAAGAAGATCCTGCACAAGATCAAGAAATGGATCAAAGCCAAGAAGCCCACGATCAAAAGATTCGGCAATCCGAAGAATTACACCAACAGAAACTGAAGGATAAAAAATGAGCACCCAAGACCTAATTGATGCTATCGAAGCAGGTAAGACCCGTAATATGGAATCTACATTCGAAGCTATTATGAAAGAGAAAATGGAAAATGCTATTGACTTGCGCCGAATGGAGATTAGCCAATCAATGTTTACCTCTGATAACGCAGACAAATAATAATTATAAACCTAGTTTCTAAAGTCAGGAATAAAAATGGATCATCGCACATCAATCAACGAAGTACACCAGTTTCTGGAAAATCAGAGGAAGGAACGGCTTGAGTCTGCGGTTTCGCTAATGGATGCTTCTGACTCTCAGTTAAAAGCCATTCTATATGAAGCGCGCCTAGCACAGCATAGTCTAGTCCGTGGTTCAATTGCAGAAATTGAAAATACACGAAAAATCGAATCTGCTACATTGGTTCTAGAGTCTAGACTAGATGAACTATCCAAAAGTACTCTTGGATCGTATATTAAAAAAGCAGGAGATTCGGCAGAAACTTTAAAAAAATCTTTTCATGATAAACTTAATAAAGCCGATGATGCGGATATAGCAATACGCGGCATGGGCGAAAATAGGCCAGATAGAAATGAGTTTAAAAAGGCTCTAGGTGTAGATTCTAAAACTATTAACAAACTCCAGGATGACAGGGCTAAAAGATTAAAGGGTGTTGGTTCAGCCGTCAAGCGCCTGGTTAAGGAAGCACTTGACGAGCTAGATGAAGGCATCCCAGGCAAACGGCCAAAAAGGGCCAACCGTTTTCACATAACCAACAGAGACGGGCGCCCGGCAACTTTGGGTAGTTACCCTGACCGGGCTAGTGCCGAAAAAGATCGTGATGCTAAGTTCCCAGGTGCTAATGTAGAAGAGCGCACACCACAGGGTCGCTTGGTTGAATCCGAGGATTAAATATGCCTATTTCAATTCTAAAACAAACCGAGACTATTGCTGTAGTAAAAGTGTTCGGCGTGGGTGGTACCATTAATCTTAATACTGATCTACTGTCACCAACGATGGTAATTCAGGGTACTCCAACAGTTAATATTATCTTTGCCCAATGGAATATTAGCCCTGGGGCTGCTGATCGTATTACAGTTACTCGCAATGGTATCTCAGTACTTAATCTTCACCAGAATGCCGGTGAATTAGATCTAAGTGGTAATGGCGGATATGCGGATACAACAGGTAATACATTTCCACTTGTGGTGACTATTACTGGACTTGGTGAGGCGTATTTTACCCTACGAAAAGCATCTGGTTATAAGTCAAGAATCGAACCAGAAACATTTGGTTCGTATGACAACACTGTGGTAGTCGGAAGCTAAGGAGAACTAAATTGCAACTGTTAAAGGAATATGTAGAACATAATATTGTGAATTATGTTCTAGAAGAAGGTGTTGAGGGAAAGCCGAAAAACTTGTATATTCAGGGAATTTTTGCTGAGGCAGAATTACTCAATAGAAATAAAAGAATATATCCGCTTGATGTTATGACGGGTGCTATCAACGAATATGTAACAGAATTCGTTGATAAGAAAAGAGCATTGGGTGAGCTCAGCCACCCCGATGGACGCCCCCAGGTTAAACCCGAATTGGCCTCACATCTCATTACACATCTTAAATTAGAGGGTAATACGGTGCGTGGTAAAGCTCTAGTACTCAATACACCACAGGGGCAGATTGTTCGTGGATTATTAGAGGGTGGATGTCAACTCGGTGTGAGTACAAGAGCCTTAGGCAGTATAAAAGAGAGTAATGGCACCACTTATGTACAGAATGATCTTAAGATTTTTTCTGTAGATATTGTGAGTGACCCTAGTTCTATAAATGCATTCGTTGATGCGATTAATGAATCTCAAGAATGGGTTGTTACTGATGATGGTCGGGTACTTGAGAAAACAAAGCGCATTATTGATACAACTCCACACATGAATGAATCACAGAAACTTAAATTGTTTGGTGATTTTATGTTAGAAATCGTATCACGATAAACCCGAAATTAACTTTATATAAATAAACTTAACCAATTAGGAATAACCTATATGAAAACCGTTGAAGACAAACTAAACCAACTCGCCCAATTAGCCGAAGAATTAAAACTTCAGACGGAAAAATGTGACGAGATTGAAACCGATGATGACGAAGATATGGACGTCAAAGAAGCTGCGAAGCCTGACTTTATTGATTACGACGATGATGGTAACAAAGAAGAAGATATGGTTAAAGCCATTAAAGATAAAAAAATGAAGTCCGTTAAAGAATCTTTGGATCTAGGTGATCTATTTGAAGGTCAAGACCTATCAGAAGAATTTAAAACAACCGCAGCAGAATTATTTGAATCTGCTGTTACTGTACGGGTTAAACAACAGCTCGATGAAGCTATTGATGACCTACAGGAAAAATTTGATCAGTATGTCAATGAACAGACAACTGAATTGAAAGAAAGTCTAGTCGACAAAATTGATGGATATCTTGACTTTATGGTCGAGCAGTGGATGGATAAGAATGAACTAGCAATTAACCGCGGAATCAAGACAGAAATTCTCGAAAGTTTTGTCTCCGGCATGAAGAATGTATTTGAGAGTCACTATATTGATGTACCTGATGAAAAGTTTGACCTCGTTGAAGCATCCCGCGCCGAAGTAGTAGAACTCGAAGCCCGTCTAGATGAAGAGGTTGCAAAATCTGTTTCTCTAACCAAAACTCTTAAAGAGATTAGCCGTCAGGTTATGATTGATGAAGCAGTTGAAGGTATGGCAGAAACTGATGCCGAAAAGTTTCGCCAATTGGCAGAAGAAATGACCTACACCGATACTGGTTTTGAAAAGAAGCTTGCTGTTATTAAAGAGAGTTATTTCTCTGCCAGCAAGACCCGTCATTCAAAGCAGTTGACCGAAGAGTTCATGACCGATGAACCAATCGAAGAAACTTTAAATGAATCATCAACTATTGATCCAGTAATGGCTCGCTATTTGACCGCTCTCGAACGTAGTAACTATTAATCTAATTTCTAGATTTAATAAATAATATATCCAACTAAGGAATTAAAAATGTCAACAAACCAACAACTGTTAAAGAAATGGGCTCCGATTCTGGAATCCACTTCAATGCCAGCAATCGCTGATAACCAGCGTAAAATGGACATCGCTGTCCTATTAGAGAACCAAGAGCGCGCCCAACGTGAAGAGCGCTCGGCCCTATTCGAAGATGCTCCAGGTAACTCAGCTGGCGGCATGCCAGATACCGGCGGTATTGCTAAGTTCGATCCAGTCCTAATTAGCTTGGTTCGCCGTGCTATGCCAGCAATGATCGCCTATGACATGTGTGGTGTTCAGCCAATGACCCAGCCAACCGGTCTTATCTTCGCAATGAAGTCTAAGTACGGTTCACAAGGTGGTACTGAGGCCCTATTCAATGAAGCCGATACCGACTTCGCTGGTAAGGGTACCCACGCAGGTGATGGTTCTGCCGCAGGTTCAACTACCGGTACCGGTATGACTACTGCTGAAGCAGAAACTCTAGGTTCACTAAACGGCACCCCAGGTGGTACGTTTAACCAAATGGCCTTCTCTATCGAGAAGACTTCCGTGGTTGCTCAGTCCCGTGCCCTAAAAGCAGAATACAGTGTTGAGCTTGCTCAAGACTTGAAGGCTGTTCATGGTCTAGATGCTGAAGCCGAACTAAGCAATATTCTTTCACAAGAAATTATCAACGAAATTAACCGCGAAGTTATTCGTACGGTATATAGTTCTGCACGAATTGGTGCTCAAGTCGGTACCGCAGTCGCTGGTGCATTCGACCTAGATGTCGACTCTAACGGTCGTTGGTCTGTTGAGAAGTTCAAGGGTCTAATGTTCCAAATCGAACGTGAAGCCAATGCGATCTATCAACAAACTCGTCGTGGTAAGGGTAACTTCATTGTCTGTTCTTCAGATGTGGCTTCTGCTCTTGCAATGGCTGGTGTGCTTGATTACGCTCCTGCGCTATCGACCAACCTAAATGTAGATGAAGCATCTTCAACCTTTGCTGGCGTGCTTAACGGTCGCTACAAAGTGTATGTTGATCCATTCGCTGCAAACCAGACCGCTGAGCAGTTCCTAATGGTAGGTTACAAGGGTACTAGCCGCTTTGATGCTGGCGCCTTCTATTGCCCATACGTACCTCTCCAACTCTACCGTGCTACGGATCCTAATACGTTCCAACCAAAACTAGCATTCCGGACTCGATATGGGTTCGTTGCAAACCCATTCACCTCGCTAGCTGCTAATACCAATATTTACTTCCGTAAAATTCGTATTCTGAACTTAATGTGACTGTACGGTATAGAAATATACCGATCAGTATACAAAGATGATACTCAAAAGGGACCGCAAGGTCCCCTTTTTCATGCCCAG